CCTTACAATAGGCCCTTCTCCACCTGCCATTCTTTGATGTACAGGTATTCCATCTAACTTCTCATAAGGATGCTCAAACCTCCAACAGTTTACCAATGTATTATCTTTGAACACGAACAGTAGCTTCTCCTTCTCTCTATATTGCTGATAAAGCCTTCCACTCTTCCTCACTCTCTCAAACCTTCTATGTGCCTTATAACTAAACATGAGTACCTCCCAAGCCATCATTAATGTATGATGTATGATGTATTGTATGCTGTAGCCTGTCGTCAGTATGCGCTCCACGATGCCCTCCCTACAACCAATCAAACCGTCTTTCATTCCAGAGGAGAGACAGAGGGAGGTTTCCTTCTTTCTTTTTTTTTCTCTCTCTCTCTCTCTGCTCAAGATCGTTTGATGATGTCCGTGGAGGGCATCCGTAATCGCATACTGACGACACCATACAATACATCATACATAAATACATCATACATATACTATAGCATTACGTCAAGTCATATTCATGTACATTAAGTATCCCTTAACATCCAAGCTAGAACGACTACTGAGGGAAGAGAGGTAGTGGTTATGGAATGTACATTTAGCCATAGACCGTTTAATGATTAAACCATCTGCGCAAACCCCGGACTTAGGTTATAGGTGGTTGGTGATAGGTAATAAAAAACCCTAGCCGTTCGCTAGGGTGTGAAGGTGAGTGCATGACATGGGAGGTTTAAGTAGTTTGTTTCCTTAGGCTTTTTTCATCCGCTTGATAATGTAGGTGGTTAACGCCGCTTCGTCATTAACATCTATTCCGGCCGCTTTTGCTTCTCTCATGAAGGCGTCTTCAGGCGCCTCGGTCGGCTTGGTTGCAGGCGACGTGAACTGGACTTCAACCGTCTGCTTGTCCTCGAACTCATCAAACTTCTTTCGGCCAACTCCGTTCTGCCATGCAATAACCGTACCAGAAAGCGCCTTGTCGAACACTCCACGGAGAGTAGCGCCGTCGAACTTAACTCGAAGGTTAATGACCTTAGACTCATCAGAGTCCTTGTCGGCTTTGATCGAGCAGGCCTTCGTCAATGTCACGCCGCTAATAATCTCACTCATGTTTATCATGGACTTGTCCCCTTTCATAGTTGGGTGGTTAGGACATGCCATGCACTCCATATTTAGTTGTCAATGAACATTGTTTCGTGATTCGCCACTAATATATAACATGAGTATGCCAATGTCAAGCGGTATTATCTCCAATGATTACAACATGTTACGGGCTCGAGGTCGATGGGGGAGAACGCCCCGCATAGCGCGCGGGTTAGTCTCCCTACACTTTAGCTGGAGAATTATAATATGTACAATGTGGGACATTGTTGAGGCCTAGAAAATAAATTTAGAAATTTTTTAGATCTAGAGAATTAGGATTAGAGAGATGAGGTATAGGGCTACTCGCCGACTGAGTAGATTCAAGATTAGGCGCGCCCAAAGTGGTGAAACGCTGAGCTTACTCCTTTGACTAATCCACAGTTGTCAATGCGTCATAGTCCGTTTATTAATTAAACGATCTAATTCCTTATAGATGAGGTAACCTATGTTCAATGTACATAAATATGTCTTGACTATTGCCTATAAACATGTTACAATGGTGTCTACAATGAGGAGCAATTATGAAGAGACCTAACTGCAGCCATCTTGATCTTGAGACCCAGACATTGATAGCGAAGTACTGTCAAGGTAATGGAATCGACGTAGGCTGTGGGTATCAGAAGATTGGCGCCTGTGTAGGGATTGATCAAGTGCCTTGGGGCAACTCTTGTAATGCCAAAGGGAATCTATCCCAAGCTGATTGGTCCTTTGACATTACAGACCTTCCCATCAAATCTAATACCTTAGACTTTGTCTTTGCCTCTCACGTTCTCGAACATATAGAGGTGCCTCAGAAGGCAATCGCTGAGTGGATGAGAGTCCTCAAGCCTGGTGGCTACCTCGTCATGCTCATCCCTCATATAGATCATTGCATTCCACCTATTGCAATAGCCAAAGGGCTCAAGTTCTATCACGGTCTCAAGCCTGGGAGCATTGCTCCTTTGCTAGATCCTTTTGTCGAAGTTGTAAGCATAGCTACGTTGTCAACTAAGGACATTTTTGAAGTTGTTTTGAGGGAATGGTGATGGAAGGAGTACAGACCCGCTTAGGCCTCTACGGCTTTGAATTCAGAGACATCGACCAGCGTCGAGTCCCTGAGGGAGAGGAGAAGTCTACTTACAATATCAAGCAGCTCTGGCAGCGCTCTCATGAGATTATTAACCTGGCCGCTAGAGGATTCAAGCAGGTCGAGATTGCTAAGATCTTAGGCATCACTCCTGCTTGTGTCTCTCTCACACTCAACTCTGATCTGGGACAGAAGAAGCTCTCCGAGATTCGAGGGGCTCGAGACGAAGAGGCAAAAGTAACTACTGAGTCAATCAGAATCTTAACCGAGAAGGCCCTCGCAACTTACCACGAGATCTTCGACAATGAGCAAGGAGAGGCCACGTTAAAGGACCGCAAAGACGTGGCCGACACTATCTTACTCGAACTTTCTGGATTAAGAGCCCCTACGCGCATTCAGTCTTCCAACGTCAACTTGACCCTCTCAGCTGAGGAGATTGAGGAATTCAAGAAGCGTGGGACTAAGGCACTTAAGGAGATGGGAGAAGCTGTTGACATTACAGAGGAACCTAAGCCGTGAGTGAGACAACGCTTTTAACCAGAGCCGACCTAGAGAACATCCCTCAGGAACTCCTCCCTATGCCTGTTCTCAGTGACAACCTCCGCTCGTTCTTCTCTTGGGGAATCAAGGTCCATGAGCAAGGAAACTACAACCACTTCATGTGGATGATTCATCCTGGGCAGCTTGCATCTCAAAACTTCCTATACCAGCAAGAGTCAGTCGCTGATTATGTCAATAGCTGCCGACTCAAACTCTGGTACTGTAAGCAGTGGACTCCTGAACAACGAATGAGTGTAATCAAGACCATTGAAGACACTTTAAATAAACCTTGGTACAGGCGTCTCTACGACGTCCCTGCTATCATCGGCCAGTTGATTCACTGTGACTGGATTCAAGTTCCAGGCTTCAGCATCTGCTCTGACTCCGGCAAGTATCTAAAGATGGCAGATCCAAACTATGATCTCAGCCACCCTGATCCGGAAGAGGTCAATCGCTGGCTTGGACAGCGCCCTGACCAATACGAAGTCTTTGGACGTTACTTACCTGATTAATTAAGACCGTTTAATGGTTAAACCGACTATGGGAAACATCCAGCGCTCGACAATCAGTGATAGGTTGATAGGAATGGGAGACTCTCATCTCGATAACTTTGAATTCTTCTGCTCTGCAACCTGCCGAGTGCCAGGTGCTACAGCCTATGGCCTCACCTCTGCCCAATCAGAGACTCGAGCGCGAGAGGTTTTCCTTGGGTTCTTATTTGCCTACTACGACTGCATCCCCTTACTTTGCATCGGAGAAGTTGACTGCAACTCTTTACCTTGGAAGCATGGGAGAACTGAGCCGCCTGAATCTTTCATCGAACAGTCTGTAGATCATCTCCTATCTTTCCTTTTAGAAACCAAACGCAAGTTCATCCTCTCCTCAGTAACTCTGCCTCCAGTCGAAAGTTACTCCAAGTCCAAGATAAAACACTGGGTGAAGGCTGACAAAGAGGAACGGACTCGTCTAGTCAAACTCTACAATGAGATACTTAAGTATGGCTCAGCCCAAGCTGGCCACGTCTACCTTGACATAACTACTCCAACCACAGGTCCTGACGGCTACGTAAATCACCTCTTCACTCAATCTTCTCAGGACGTCCATCTTTCACCTGAAAAGGTACGTGACATAGTCCGAATCCAACTCGATGGAGTACGAAATGGCTGAGCCTCTAATCACTGTTGCTATTGTCTCCTGGCTGCTTGAAGAGCGTCTTATCAAGACCTTGCAGAGTATTCCTAAGACCACAGCCCACCCTCTCAACCTCTGCCTGCATGTCCAAGGAGAGGAACAAATCTCTCCATCAACAAAGCAGCGGATCATTGACTCTGCTTCAGGATTTGTTGAAAAAGACATTTACTTTACCTCTAGCAATGCTGGAATAGCTCCACCTCGCGCTCGAAACCTTGTTCGAGCTGCTAAAACTCCATTCATTTTTATGTCAGACAACGACATGGACTATCGTCAAGGTACTATTGACGCTGAGTTGGCGTTCCTTCAGGCCCATCCCGACTACGGAATGGTTGATGTGCTTAACAACCAAGTTCATTGGCATAGGACTGTCAATGGGACTACAGTAAAGTGTATCCCAATAGACTCAATCAATGAGCCTTTCTCAACTGTCGACCTTATCGGAGGTACATCTCAACTAATTCGCCAAGAAGTTGCCCTCACTGAAGGCATCATCGACACAAGATACTGCATTGGAAGCTGGGACTTCGACTTTTCCATGAATGTGAGAGCAAAAGGCTGGAAAATCGCCACTTTGAATGACCGAAACTTAATCGCAGTCAATGATAAGACTCAGCGATCTGGTCAGTACAAGGCTACAAAGCTCAAAGAAGTGACAATTCAGAAGGGTCGAAGGCTGTTTGAATCAAAGTGGGGATTCTCTTGCATGTGGTTCCCTAATAACCAAATAGAAGTTAAGCAAGTCAGACCTTTGAAAGTAAGTATTATCTCCAGAGCCATCTACAGCAAGGTCGGTCCAGCTCACGAAATGGGAGTCATTGATGAATCTCATCTAGAGATGCTCCAAAAGTACTTCATTAACAGCCTCAAGAACCAAACTGATCAAGACTTCCTCATTTACCTCGCTGTTGGGCCTGAAGAATGTGAAGCGACGAAGCGAATCAAAGCGCTGGATTGGGGACTTCTCAACATCACCTTCCTCTACGCCTCTGGAGACATCTCTCAATGGAAGAAATCAGTTAAAGAGACCAAGAACTGGGGTCGGGAGACTGACAAAGGCAGCCCTGAAGACATCCTAAAGCACATGGACTACCCTCGAACTTCCATCATGGCTAGAATGGACATAGACGATTGGGTATCTCCTGGCTGGGTTGCTCATATGAAGTACATGGCTAGGACAATAAAAGAACGATCCTTCCTCATCAATTATCAGATCTTTGGCCAGGCTCCTGATGGTCAAATCTATACCTTCTACGCTCCACATCGGAAGAATCGAACCAGTCCCTTTCTCGTTCTTGTCCAGAAGGACGATATTAAAGTTGACCTCTATGAAACGGTCCATCTTCGAATGGGCTACTTATTCGACACAGTCTACACCATTCCTCCTGCCTATGCCTTTATGGTAGTTCACGGAGGCAATAGAAGTAACCAAGTCTACGAGCCTGACAAGTTTACTTTTGTCAAAGAAGTACTTGACACCATAGGTGGGAAGCCTCCTATGAAGCATAAAGTTACCAAAGACCACTTTGAATCAAGAGTCGTTGGCTGTTCCTGGCGTGAAAAGATGAATGTGGCCCAGACTGTTTAACCATTAAACCGACTTTGAGGACTAAGATGAAAACACTCAAATCAATAATTCTCTCAATACTCCTTATTCTTACTATCTCTACCGGAGTCAAGGCTGAGTTCTTCTCAGATGTAATTGTTACAGGGCCTAATGCAATCTGGACCGATGCTCGAGCATATTCCAGTCTCTCTACTGCCATCACAGCTGTAGGTGTTAGCCAACGTACCATAGTAATAGCTTCGCAGCAGAACGTCGCTGCTTTGACGGTCCCTGCTAACATAACCTTAAAATTCGAACGTGATGGATCTATCAACAATACTGGTCAGCTCACTATCAACACTCTTAACATCATAGCCGACAATCATCAAATATTTACAGGTACTGGTGATGTAGACTTTGCCCAAGGTACTATTGTTAAATCATCTTGGTTTGCTAACATAGATACAGCTATTAATCTGACTAATGATGATACTATTACATTACTCATAACCAAACAAGAGACTCTCCATACTGACCAAACAGTTGGCAATAATGTAACTCTTAAGTGGGAATCTCAATTAATGCTTGGGACTGCTGCTGGTATCACTTTATCAAATATAGGGAATGTAGAAGCAGGCCTATATCAAATATTTTCAGGCGCTGGGAACTTCCGTTTCAGAGATGGAACAATTCTTAATCTTTCTTGGTTTAGTAATCTTCGCGCAGCTATAAAACATGCAAGTACTAATAAGCTTACTTTACTTATCCAAGGTACTCATGTTGTAGATTACTCAGATTCTATTCCCTCTACTTTAACAACTAAACTTGTCCAAGGTGGAATTTTTTCTATCTCTCCAGGTGTAACATTAACTTATGCTAATGCTATGCTTATTGATATAGACTCTTATGGGCATGACCCTTTTGCAAACACTGGTAGTGTAGCTATTACTGGTGGACTAACTTATACACCAGCGACTACACTTACAGCGTTAGTTTTAAAGGCCCTTACTGAGATAATTTATGATTATGCGTCAGCAGCTGAAATACTAGCTGGCACTGAGGCAGCAAAGGCAACTGCTCCAGATCAATTATATACTGCAGGTTTTAGATCTCAATATGAAGTAGATGCCCTATACGATTATGGGAGTGGAGTAAATTATACTTCAGCAGTAATTAATGCTGCCATAGCTGCTATAGGAGTCAATCAAGGAACACTTCTCTTGCGTCCTGGGACTTGGGTAATGGGAGCTAATATAACTGTTCCTTCTAATATATCCTTAAAGATTCCAAAAGGAGCAATAATTACCACAACTGGATTCATATTAACTATTAATAGTTCTTTAGAAATAGATCGCTATCAGATATTTAGTGGAAGTGGGACTGTAACCTTAGCTGGTAGATATGCCTATCCAGAGTGGTGGGGTCTGGCAGTAGGAGCTACTGATGCAGTAAATTCTTTTGCTCTTCAGGCAGCAATTGATTCTGGAGTAGCTGAAGTTAAGATAGAAAGGGGGAGATTTTCTTATTCTACTGGTCTAATAATCAACAGAGCGCTGAGATTTGATGGTGCTTCTAATATTAATGACCATATAATTACTACAGGCGCTAGTTTAACGCAGCTTGTATATTCTGGAACAGGTATAGGGATTACTCTTAATGGCGTTGATGCATCAGGTAGATACAATATGCACTTGTCTAATTTTAGCCTTTATGGAAACGTAAATGCGACAGGAGGTATTTTAGTAGGTACAGATGCAGCAAAGCCAATCTTAATGTCCTCCATTAAAAATGTAAATGTTGACTCATTTACCAAGCTCGGACAATACGGTATTCAGATTCTTCGTTGTCAGCAGACTGTTTTTACTAATGTATATTCACGAGGTAATTACTATGGTTGGGATTTTCCACTTGGTGCTTCAAATACAACCCTTACTTTTATA